CGTTTATGGGTGGCTAATGAGTTACGCAAAAGCTAAATATGCCTTTGGTTTCTGTGACAGGACAGGGTTTAGATACCCTTTAAAAGATCTTGTTCCTGAATATAACAATGGTGTTAAGACAGGATTTCTTGTTGGGAGAGATGTTGTTGATCCCGACCAACCACAAAACTTTCTTGGTAGGTTAAAAATAAACGACCCTCAGTCCTTGCGTAATCCAAGACCTGACACTGCTCTAGTAGAGAGTCGAGCGTTATTTGGGTTTAATCCTGTAGGTAATGACGCAGTATTTATGACCGCGTCTGTCGGAAGAGTCACAGTTTCAACTGCTGACACAGGTAATGAAATAGTTAATGCCACTGGGGTAAGCACAACTTCTGGGGTCGGCTCTGTTACGGTGAGCACACCAGTATCAAATGTATCTGTATCTCTTACAGGTGTAGCGGTAACTTCTGCTGTAGGATCGCCTACCATAAGCACAAACGTTACTACACTTACTGTAACTGTTGCTAACTCCGGTTCTGGGAACAAATACTATATTAATGGAGTTCAGCAAGACACTCTTAGCCTTTCCGAAGGTCAAACATATCGATTTGATCAATCAGATAATACCAATTCTGGTCATCCGCTACGCCTCTCAACTACTTCAGATGGCACTCATAGCGGGGGTTCAGAGTATACAACGGGTGTAACTACAGACGGATCTGCTGGCAATTCAGGAGCATACACACAAATCACGGTGGCGGTAAGCGCCCCAACGTTGTATTATTACTGCACGAACCACTCAGGGATGGGTGGTCAAATTAACACAACATAGGAGACTAAAATGGTTATGAAGAAAAAAGGTTACAAAAAAGGCGGTGCCGTTAAAAAAATGGTTGGCGGCAAAATGAAAAAACCTGTTGCTATGAAAAAAGGCAGCAAAATAAAAAAGAAAACAATGGCTAAAGGCGGCGCTGTTAAAAAGATGGGCGGCGGTAGAATGATGAAGAAAAAAACAATGGCTAAAGGTGGTAAAACACGTAGATAATGCCTTACTTACAAAGCAATATACCACACTTTAAATGTTGGGTTCGTCGTGAATACACTCACAATCATGAGCAGTACCACGGCGAATTTCTTCATGCTATGGCAATAGCCGTAACAACTATGCCAAATAGATGTTTAAGCTTCCAAATCATTTTTACAGGTTGCGAAGCTGATGATGAGGGCAATGAAAACGTACATGGAGGTGCAATGTGGGCTAGAATGCCTATAACTGCGTTGGTTGCAGATGAACCGCTTGAAGAGTGGCCTGAACCTATGGAAGTGCACGATGCACAACCTTGGGACTGTTCATCCCATACACACGCTGTGTATGTTCTTGACAGAGCTACACCATGCCCTTGGTTAGCCAAAATAAACGGCGAAATGTTCCCTGCAAAATATTTGTTTACTGTTGACTACGCAGAGAACGAAATAGCCGACGATCCTGCACAACATAAACAAAGTCATGTTATGCAGCTATTAGATGCAGGTGAGTGGACAGGTAACGTCGTTGCACTTCCTAATAACCGCGTTCGAGTAACACATCCCGCTTGGTTTGAAACTGGACAAGGTGCACCAGATTTTAAACCTTCACAACATATACACTATTCAAAAAGTGATTTAGACTATACACTGGATGTGAATAGAGTATTTGATAACCTTTACAACGAGGATTAGTAACTATGGATAAAAAGAATCTTAAAGCAGTCCCAGAGGACAAAAAGAAAAGTCTTGGTAAGCTGCCTACAGAAGTTCGTAATAGAATAGGATTTCAGGCTAGTGGTGGTAAAGTTAGCAAGATGGGCATGGGCGGCAAATGTCGTGGCATGGGCGCAGCAACCCGTGGTGGCGCGTTTACTAGAAATGGATAAGTAGATGAATTACGCTGAGTTACTACAGCTTATACAGGATTATACGGAGAACGATGAAACATCTTTCGTGACCAATATCCCTACGTTTGTTCGACAGACAGAAGAGCTGGTGCATCGTACAGTAATGATTCCAGAGCTTCGCAAGAACGTGACAGCTAATGTAGATAATGCACACCCTTATATGGCTAGACCCTCAGACTTCTTGGCACCGTTTTCATTTGCCGTGATAGATAGTAGTAACAACTACACATTCTTGATTGAAAAGGATGTAAATTTTATTAGAGAAGCATATCCAGATCAGACATCTACGGGTACACCTAAATATTATTCTGAGTTTGACGGCGACTTTACATCAACAGGGTCTCCGGGTAACTTTATTTTAGGGCCAACACCTAATTCTGATTATCTAGTTCAATTGCACTATTACTACGATCCGCCTTCAATCGTAACATCTAGCACTTCTTGGCTTGGAGACAGCGCTGAAGAAGTGTTGCTGTATGGCAGTTTGGTGAATGCATATGTTTACATGAAGGGTGAGGCTGATGTCCTTGCCATGTACAAAGAAAGATATGATAACGCCTTACGCCGTTTGATAGTATTAGGAGAAGGCAGATTGAAGCGTGATAGCTATCGTGATGGCGAACCAAGGTTAGATATGTAATGTTTAAGATTGATTTAAATGTACCGCGTGATGAACAAGTTGTGTTAGTTAACACGACAGAGAAACGTGGATTATCCCCAGAAGAACTTTCTGAACAATGCGTTCAGAAAATAGTGTCGGTTTCTGATCAGGCTCCCCCTGCTATTAGAGATCAGGCTCGTGCTTTCTCTAAGCACGTTGAAACGCTTGTTGCGTATTATATGCGACAGGCTATTCGCAGTGACCGTACAACAGTGTGTAATGCACTAATTGATGCGGGGCATCCCCAACTGGCTGAACTCATAAGGAGACTTTAACATGGCCTTTTCAGGAAACTTTATGTGTACATCATTCAAAAAAGAATTGATGACCGCAACACATAACTTTACCAATTCAAGTGGTAACACTTTTAAACTTGGTTTATATACTAACAGCGCTTCATTTAATGCAGCGACTACAGCGTACACTTCATCTAACGAAGTAAGTAATTCTGGATCGTATTCAGCAGGTGGTGGTGCTTTGACAAATGTTACGCCAACGTCTTCTGGCACAACAGGATTTACAGACTTTGCAGATATTACATTTACATCTGCAACAATCACTGCTCGTGGTGCGTTGATCTATAATGACTCAGCATCAGGTGATCCGTCTGTAGTTGTTCTGGACTTTGGTGCAGATAAGACATCTACATCTGGTGATTTCCAAGTTGTATTCCCAACGGCTGACGCGAGTAACGCTATTATCCGTATCGCCTAAACTCTTACTAGGAGTGACGGCCTATGGCGGATGCCAGAGTAATATTTACGGGTTGGGGCCGAAGTAGCTGGAATAGCGGTACTTGGAGTAATCCAGCCGTTACCCTTCCTTCGGCTGCTGGTCAAGTAGGCACTGTCACGGTTGTTGGCAATGCCCCGAATATTGCTGTCACTGGTCTTGGCGCAGTCACTGGTGTTAGCAATGTTTCTGTTGAGGGAGCAGCTACTGTTCCAAGTACAGGCATTGCTGCTACGGGTGGCGTTGGCGATGTAAGTATTCTTACTGGCGCAGTTGTTTCACCCACGGGTGTTGAAGGCACGACAGCTATTGGCTCTGTTGTTGCGTCTATCCCCGGAGAGGTTGCGGTTCTTGGTTTATCTGCAACTTCAACAGTTGGTTCTGTAACAACTACAGGAACAAGTCTTGTTTCTCCAACGGGTATTTCTGCTACGGCATCTGTCGGTGGCTTGCCGACACAGCCCATTGGAGTTTCTGCTACAGGCAGTGTAGGTGTTGTTTCAGTTAATGGGGCAATGATTGCGCTTGCTACAGGAGTTCAAGGCACAACTGGAGTAGGTACTCCAAGTATTAGTGGTGATGCTCCAAACATTCCAACTACAGGGTTAGGCTCAACAGCAAGCGTTGGCTCTGTTACTGTCGCTGTCGGTACTGGTGTAGGGATCAATGTTACTGGTGTTTCTAGTACGTCTGCTGTCGATTCGGTTACTGCCACAGGTGGAGTAGATGCCGCTGTCACAGGGCTTGCAGCAACAAGTGGATTAAATGGAGTCACCGCTACAGGACTTGCAAGTGTTCCAGTCACAGGTCTACAAGCCACAGGCATTGTAAACGGCCTACCACAAAATGTTTCTGTTTTCTTAACTGCGGCTGACGCATCTGGTTGGAGCAGAGCAACTTGGGGTGATGGGGCTTGGAGCCAGCCTGTAGCTACAGATATAGGGATGACAGCAAGCGTTGGTTCTGTTAGTGTCTCCCTAGTAAAAAGAGTGCCTGTTACAGGCTTAGAGGTGACAACGGGAATTGGTTCTGTTAGTGTAGCCACAGGCACAGGTATAGATGTTCCTGTAACAGGGGTATCCGCATCTGGACTAATTGGGCCAAGAGGAGTAACAGTTTGGGGTAGAATAGTTCCAAGTGAAACAGCAAGATGGACAAGGATTGCACCAAACACAACAACAGAGTATAGTGAAATTAGACCTTAACGGAGATTAATGTTTCATGGCTAGTACGTATACAACAAATACAGGTATTGAACTGATTGCCAATGGCGAACAGTCTGGCACATGGGGCAATACCACAAACACAAACTTACAAATTATTGATCGTTTGACGAATGGTGTTGGTTCTATAACTCTTTCGGGAACGACGCACACACTTACTACTACCGATGGATCTCTTTCTGATGGTCAGTACAGAGTTTTATTATTGGCAGGGTCTCCTTCGGGAACAAATACAATTACTGTAGCTCCAAATGATCAAACAAAATTGTTTTTTGTAAAAAATGGATCGGGACAAAGTGCGGTTTTTTCACAAGGTTCTGGCGCAAATGTCACGATACCTAATGGTGAAAGTGCTATTATATATTGCGATGGTGCGGGATCAGGCGCAGCGGTGGTTAACATATCCGCAACTTTTGATCTTACCACTTTTTTAGTAGCGTCTAATAACTTATCCGATGTAGGTAGTGCGGCAACAGCTAGAGGAAACTTAGCTGCGGCTCCTCTTGCAAGCCCTACTTTCACAGGTACAGTCACGATTGGTGGAGTTACTTACCCTACATCAGACGGTTCTAACGGGCAAGCGTTGGTGACTAACGGAAGCGGGACTATATCTTTTGGTTCTGCTGGTATATCAACTGGTAAGGCAATTGCTATGGCAATGGTGTTTGGGTAGTAAAGGAGTTCTAAATGGCAAATCCAAATGTTGTATCGGTCTCGAGTATTTATGGCAATACAGCCATGGATGCGGACGTGGCTGCAAGTGCGGTTAGTTTATTAACGGCTGCATCAAACAAATTATTAAAAGTAAATTCTTTAGTTATAGCCAATATCGATGGTACTAATTCGGCAGACATCTCTGTTTGGATTACACGTTCTGGTGCAGATTACTACATAGCTAAAACTATTTCAGTAGCTGCTGATAGTTCGCTTGTACCCATAGATAAAAACACTGGGCTGTACCTAGTAGAAGGTGATATACTCAAGATACAAGCAAGTGCAGCAGGGGATTTATCTGCTGTTTGTTCTTATGAAGAGATTGATGACGCTTAATAGAAAGTAGTTTGATGAAATCTTTTGGTAATATTGCGAAGGATGGTCAGGTCAGGGCAGTAGCTTCTGGTGCTTTGACTGATGGTAAAGCTGTTATTGTCAATTCTAATGGTACTGTGAGTACGGTTAGTCAAACCGCTGCAAGCGTGGGAACAGAAGCTGCTTTTAATTCAATAACTTCTGCTTTTTTTACTACTGTTTTTGATAGCTCTAACAATAAACACATAATTGTTTATCGTACTAGTTCTAATATGAGATATGTAGTTGCAACGGTAGCATCAGATGGTGGTGTTACTTTTGGCACTGATGCTGTAGTAGAGGCAAGTGATAACCAACAAATCGCTTCTGTCTTTGATAGCACAAACAATAGGGTTGTTGTTGTCTATAGGCGTGGTGATGACAGCGATCATGGTTATGCATTGGTTGGTTCTTTATCAGGAACTACTGTAACTTGGGGAAGTCCTACAGAATTTAATAACGCAAGCAACACTGGACTAGGTATTTCTTTTGACAGTACAGCAGGAAAAGTTGTCATTTCTTATAGAGATTATGGCAATAGTAGTTACGGAACTGCAAGGGTTGGTACGGTTTCTGGTACGTCTATTTCATTTGGAACTGCTGTTGTTTTTAACAGTGGCACTACAACAAAGACTAGACCTTGTTATGATAGCACTAACGACAGAACAGTTATTTCCTACGGAGATGGAGAAGACGGTTCTGCGAAGGGTAAAGCCGTTGTTGGAACAGTAAGCGGAACAGGTATTAGCTTTGGATCAGAGGTTGAATTTGAAGAAGGTGCTATAAGCCACTCTGGTATAGCATTTGATAGTGATACGGGTAAAGTAGTTATTGCATATAGGCAAAACCACGAAACTTCTGGTTCTACGGACTTTAAACGAGGAACTGCTGTTGTTGGCACTGTTTCTGGCACAAGTATAAGTTTTGGCACTCCTGTTGCATTTGATAATTCTGGAGACTATGGAGAAAATACAGCTAACTCAGTCATCTACGATAGTAACGCTAAGAAAGTTCTTGTTGTATATCCACGAACTTTAAGTGGTAGTTATTCAAATCGTGGTTTTGTGTTTCCATTAGCAGTTAGTGGTACAACTGTTGTTGCGGATACAGGAACAGACTTTTCAGGAGCAACAGCAGGTTATCCTGCCATATCGTTTGACAGTAATGTGAACAAAAATCTTATAGCTTTTTTTGATGGGGGTAACAGTGAATATGGAACAGCCGTTTCTTTTGCCCCACTTTCGGGCAACATCACCACAGAAAACTTTATAGGTTTTTCAGATGGTGCATTTGCAACTACTCAGAGTGCAGCAATAAACACAGCTAACACAATAGACAGAAACCAAAGTGGCCTCACAGCAGGGCAAACATATTTTGTGCAAGC